GGCTACCCGCAGTTACGCACACGGGTGATAGATGACTGGACGGCTGAGTATGGCGCCGACGCCAGTAAAGGGTCGGGCTCTGTGGTGCGCGGAAGGCGTCCAGATCGCATCCTAGTAGAGGCAAAAGCTAGCGGCCAAAGTTTGCTGCAAGACTTGCGACTTGCCAAAGTGCCTGCAGTGGGGTACAATCCAGGCAACGCAGACAAAGTTGCCCGTGCGCATCAAGCCGCACCAACGCTGGAGCTGGACATACTGTGGATACCCGAGAGCAGCAAGAACCCCGGACAGTTTGTGAGCTGGGCACAGCCGTTCCTGAAGCAGGTCTCCAAGTTCCCTGTGGCGGAGCACGATGATTATGTTGACACGTTTACTCAGGCAATTATCTACCTCAAGAATGATGGTTGGTTCGAGTTGCCACAAGCCAAAGACGTTGACGAGCCGCGACCGCCGAGCAAGGACCGAGTGAACCCATATGCCGCTTAAGCCCGTCAAAAAAGCCGACATGGCCTGCAACACGCCCAAGCGTACCCCTGCGCACCCGACCAAGTCGCACGTGGTGAAGGCCTGCTTCAACGGGCAGGAGAAGGTGATTCGCTTCGGCCAGCAAGGTGTCAAAGGCTCGCCCGAGGGCTCTGCGCGCAACGACGCATTCAAGGCTCGCCACGCCAAGAACATCGCCAAAGGCAAGCCCAGCGCGGCCTACTGGGCCGACAAAGTGAAGTGGTAGGTCGCTGTGCCGCTTAACCCTCAAGTTGTTCTGACTGGTGCAAAGTCTGGTTTGCGTCAGCTTCTGGCAGCACTTGAATCGACGGGCTTGCCTGCTTTTGCTCGGGCCGCAACAACGTCTCCCTCAGGCGAGTTGTTGACGCGTGCTCTGATGCCTTCTGAAGCAGAGATGTTGCGTGAAGCTAAGCTGCTTATGCGTCGCAAGTCTCTGAGCGACATTGCAGGGCCGCAGCGTCGTATGCTCAATGTTCATGAAAGCGGTAAAACCGGAGCCGCAGCAGGCGTGGCGAGGTCGAAAGAAATTCGCTCGGTTGCTGAGCCGCAGATGTTTGGAGAAACCTCAAACCCAACGTACGGCTACTTGGCCAGTGACCCTTTTCACTCGCTAACCGACCCGTTGTCATTTCATTATCCTAAAACCGGTGAAGAGTATTTGTCGCCAGACAACGCACTCAGCGGGTATGGCTCTTATCTGTTTGAGCTCAACCCTGATGCACGCCGCGCAGCCACATTCACGCTAGACGACTCGCTTGATCGGTCTCGCGGCAATTATGCCACCGCAAGCGACTTGCTCAAGGCCGGAAGCGACATCAACGATTCTGCCGCTCAAGGTTCCAAGCTCTTCGAGTTGGCTGAGAAGTATAAAGATCTCAGAGACACGGTCGGCAAGCAATCCGGCTTTGATTCGTGGGAACTTAACAAGGCTTTGCGTAAGGCCGGTCATCCTGAACGGTTTGCTGACCTTCTTGAACAGCATGGTTATGGTCTTTTGCGGAGAGACACAGGAACCCCTCAATTCCCGAGACAAATACCTCGCCCCCTGGCCGACCTTGAAAATGCCCCGGCCCTTATGCCTTCAGAGATTTACTCCATCGGCGACAAAGACGACTTGGCACGCAAGTTGGCCGGCAAAGACTGGGGCGGATACATCGAGGCGCAAATGCATGAACCGGTCACGCCTGACATGATCAGTCGTGTGTACGACCTCAACTATGAGCCATCTCTAGCTGCTGAGAAGAAAGTGCGCAGTTTGGGGCTAGAATATGTTCCTCGACCACGCACCACGGCTTATGACTTGTTGAAAGAAAATCCTGTCACAAACGTCGGCGAAATGTATGACTTATTTGCTCGGCAAATGCCTGAAGGCATAGCTCCCGGTTCACTCAGGAATTCTGCCGAATTCGGCCCACTCAGAAAGTGGCAACAAGACCGTCGTTCCGACCCCGTGCCACGCTTCAAGTTTGGTTACAAACGCGGCGGTCTCGCCCAAATGAAGGAGTGCAGCTGCCATGGCTGACAATACCGGAGCCGCATTCGGCGTCTTCCCTCAGATGCGCCCCCGGCGCGCACGGCAAGACCGTGAAGCTGCCGCCAACGCTCCGCTGTCCCTGCTACGTGGTTGGGCTGCGGGCACAGCGGGTCTGCCCGGCGACATTGAGGGGTTGCTGCGCATGCTCACCCCCGGCGTCAGCAACGAGCCCGCCTTGCCCACCTCAGACTTCTACAAGGAGTGGCTCCCGGGCCGCTCGCTCAACGAGACGCCTACGGGGCGCGCGTTCACCGAGGCCGGAAGCCTGACTGGTGGGGCTGGCCTAGGGCCGCTCAGCCGCGTGGCGGCAACCGGCGCTAACGTGGCCGGACGAGGCGCGCTGGCCGCAGGCCGTGCCGGGGAGCGCTTGGCTGAGCGGGTGGTGCCGCAGGTGATGGAGCGCAACGGGATGGGTGCTCAGCTGCTGCGTGACTTGTCGCAAGGCTCCAGCGCCAACGTCATCAAGCCCCGAGGCGGCAACTGGCTGAGCGGTTCGGTAGAAGAGGCGTTGAAGAAGTTGAAGCCAATTGACGTTCAGCTTGAACAGCGCTACCACAACACGCCTGAAGAAGCGGCTGCTTCCTTGCAAGAAAGATTCCCCGCCGGAATGGCGATCAACAACTGGATCGACAAACAGCTCACCCGCTATGTTAAGAACGAGATGGCCACGCCGGAGGACCCCATCCGGGCGCTGGCTGAGCGTGGGGTGTTGCATGTGAACCCTGAGGGGCTTCAGAGCGTAAGGGCTCCCAAGTCCGGCCCCGCCGAGTTGTCCAAGAAGATGGGCAAGTCTGACGTAGCCAGAGACTGGGAGAACGCCTCCGATTCGGCTCTGTCCCGACGTTACTTTGAACAGTTCTCCGATCAAGCCCGGCCCAAGTGGCTCAAACCCGGCGTACCGGTGTATGGGCTTGAGAAGTCCGACAACCTCGGCTTCAACCACCTCATCGACGAGCTGCGCAACGCGGTCAACCCCGAGTCTGGCCTGCCGCGTGAGCTGCTGCTCAAGTACTCCAGCCTGCCGCAAGTCTCGGTGCCGCAGGCGGTACAGCGCGTGGCGGACATTAACGCATGGCGCGCGGCACAGAAGGCTGAAGCTGACCTTGCCCGGGCCAACAACGCGGCTATCGTGCTACACAAAGAATATCCTGAGAAGGGGATGAAATGGGTGGAGTTGAGATCAAACCTGAAAAAGCCGGTCGATGCCGTACAGGACAAATACGGCGAGTGGTGGCCGGTCGATGAGTCCGGCGCTCGTATTCAGATGCCAGGTGGAGCAGCTGGGGCTAGTAGTCGTGAAGAGGCGATGCGTTCGTTGGAAGACTCCGCTCTAGCCGACGCTCTCAAATACGAAGGCGACACCATGGGGCACTGCGTGGGTGGCTATTGCCCGGACGTACTCGAAGGCCGCAGCCGCATCTACTCCCTGCGTGACAGCAAGGGCCAGCCGCATGTGACGATTGAAGTGAAACCCAAAACAGTTCAACTTCCAGACAAGTTTTCCGATCTGTGGGACATCGCGATGAAGCACGTCTCTGAGGACGCGCCCGGCTGGGAGAGGCTTAATGAGTACGGAGACCCTTATGAGGTCTTAAAAGAGTATCACGGTGCATACACAGACAACCCCCAGGGTGTGATTGAAGGGATTTTGGAATATTTTCCAGAAGCTCTGAGCGCAACAATGGCCGACCTAACAAAAGTCGGCGAACCAATGATTAATCAAATCAAAGGTAAAGGCAACCGCGCGCCCAACCCGGAATACCTGCCCTACGTGCAGGACTTTGTTAAGTCGGGCAAGTGGTCGGATGTGGAAGACCTGCAGAATGCGGGGTTGCAGCGGGCAGACTGGCAGGCTGACACTCTTAAAGCGTTACAAGACTTGGGCATTGAAGCGCCCGCGTATGGGACTACTGATGAAATCAACTCTGTCCTAAATCGACTTAACAAAGCAAGAGGCTTCGCAACTGGCGGTCTGGTTCAGAACACCTATAATCAGGCGAAAATTGACGCCTTAGCCCAACAACTCCAGGAAGAGCTGTATGCCTGAAAATGACATCGAAGCGGAAGACTCCGCCCCCACAGGCATGACCCTGGACATCGACGAGGACGAGCTGGACGTTGAGGACACGGACGACGGCGGCGCGATGCTGCGGATGAAGGACGAGCAGGACCTACAAGTGAAGCAGGCCCACTTCGCCAACATCATCGACGAAGTTGACCAGTCTGACTTGCGCGACTTCATCACCGACCTCGTCACCAAGATCGAGCGCGACAAAGAAGCCCGCGAGAAGCGCGACAAGCTCTACGAGGAAGGCCTGCGCCGCACCGGCCTAGGCGACGATGCTCCGGGCGGTGCACAGTTCACCGGCGCCAACCGTGTGGTGCACCCGATGTTGGTGGAAGCGTGCGTGGACTTCAGCGCCCGGGTGATGAAGGAGATTTTCCCTGCCAACGGCCCCGTGCGCAGCAAGGTCGTGGCCGAGCGCGACAAGCGTAAAATGGAAAAGGCGCAGCGCAAAACCGACTACATGAACTGGCAAGCCACCGAGCAGATGCCCGAGTTCAGGGGCGAGTTGGAGCAGCTGACCACGCAGATGCCGCTGGGCGGCGCGCAGTACCTGAAGTGCATCTGGAACTCTGACCGGCGCAGGCCGTGCGTCGAGTTCGTGGCCATTGACGACATTCACCTGCCCTACGCGGCCACCAACTTTTACACCGCAGAGCGCAAGACGCACGTCCAATACATCACCAAGTACGAGTACCAGCGCCGCATCCGCGCCAAGATGTACCGCGACGTGGACCTGCCGGACCCAGAGTCGCCCGAGTACAGCTTGGCCAGCAAGGCCAACGACAAGATTGAAGGCCGCAAGGAAAGCTCCTACAACGAAGACGGGCTGCGCACCGTGTTCGAGGTGGCCACGCACTTGGACTTCGGGGACGGGCCTGAGCCGTACCTGCTGACCATTGACAAAAGCACCGAGCGTGGACTGGCGCTGTACCGCAACTGGGAGCCTAATGACGAGACCCGCGCCGAGCTGGAGTGGATTGTCGAGTTCCCATTTGTGCCGTGGCGCGGTGCGTACCCCATCGGGCTGACGCACATGATTGGCGGGCTCAGCGGCGCGGCCACCGGGGCGCTGCGTGCGCTGCTGGACTCAGCCCACATCCAGAACATCCCCACGCTATTGAAGCTGAAGGGTGGTCCTGGCGGCCAGACCATCAACGTCCAGCCGACCGAGGTGGTGGAGATGGAAGGTGGGGCGATGGTGGACGACGTGCGCAAGCTGGCCATGCCGCTGCCCTTCAATGGTCCGTCATCCACGCTGTTTCAGTTGCTCGGGTTTCTGGTGGACGCGGGCAAGGGCGTGGTGCAAACCAGCTTCGAGAAGCTCTCCGACCAGAACCCTAACGCCCCTGTAGGAACCACGCTCGCGCTCATCGAGCAAGGCATGGTGGTGTTCTCCAGCATTCACTCGCGCTCGCACAACGCGATGAGTCGGGTGTTCAAGATTCTGCACCGAATTAACTCCGCCAACCTGACTGAAGAAGACATCGAAGCCCAAGGCAGCGGCATTCCCGTGAAGCCCTCAGACTTCGACGGCCCGCTGGACGTCATCCCGGTCAGCGACCCTGCCATCTTCAGCGAGACGCAACGCTTTGCGCAAGTGCAAGCGGTCATGCAGCGCTCGGCAGCGATGCCGCAGATGTACGACCAGCGCAAGATCGAGGAGATGTTCCTGCGTGCGCTGAAGGTGCCTGACGAGCTGCTGCAGCCCTCCCCGGGCCAGGACGACATTGACCCCGTCAGCGAGAATGTCGCAGCGGCCATGGGTCGCCCGGTGTACGTATTGCCGAAGCAGGACCACTTGGCGCACCTGAAGATTCACATGGCCTTCTTGCAGTCGCCCTTGTTCGGACAGAACCCCGCGATTGTCAAGACCTACATGTACCCCATCGCGACCCACCTGCGCGACCACCTGCTGAACTACTACCTGACACAGGCTCATGCTGGCGTCGAGTTCGCACTCAAGAACGGCACCATCGAGGGGGATGCCACACAGGAAGCGCAAGTGATTGCCCGGGTGCAGCTGGCACTGGAACAAGAGCTCTCCGGGTTCGGCCCCATGCTCGCGCAAGTGGACCAGATGGCCCAACAGTTCAAGCCTCAACCGCCCATGCCCCCGGACAACAGCATGCAAGTCGCCCAGCTCAACGCTCAGGTGCAAGGGCAAGCGCTGCAGCAACGTGCTCAGGTCGACGTAGCGCGGCTGCAGGTGGAACAAGCCAAGCTCGCTGCCGCACAGCAGAGCAAAGCTGCCGAGCTGCAAGACAAAGCGCAAGCACGCAGCGAAGACTTGGCTCAAGAGCAAATGCGCCAGTCCAACGAGAATCAGCGTACATTGGCTGAACTGCAGGCTCGTGTGGCCATGAACACCGCCGACAACGATACAGCAATGCGGCTCGCTGCGGCTGAGCTGCAGACCGGCGAGAAGTTTGCCGTCAGCACTGGTACGGGCATCAACCCCGGCACCCGTTAACCCCACCACCCTGAAGGAATTACTATGGCTACCAAAAACACCGTACCGATGAACACTGCTGCCGTCAAGCAGCACAAACGCATGGCCGCTGGCGAAAAGTGCGACGGGCAAACAACGCCCCCGGCTCCCGCCACCGGCAAGAAGACACCCGCTTGAGCATCGACTCCAAGCTCCTGAACCGGCTCAAAGCTGAGCAAGCGCAGTACGCGCTGCAGGCTTTGCGCCACCCCAACACGCGCGACGGATTCGAGTACGGATACCGCTGCGGTGTCTTTAACGGGCTGGAGAAGGCCGTTGAAGTTTTGTTGACCTTACTGGACGAGGAGAGAAATGGTAATTCAGACATCTGAGCAATCGACAGCGGAGGCTTTCCCGGACGCAGACCCGGGTGTGCAGCCTTTCGGGAGCCGAGTGCTGGTGCAGATTCGCAACCCCAAGCGCAAGACCGCCTCAGGCATCATCTTGGACGCAGGCACGCAAGACACTGAAAAGTGGAACACCCAATCCGCCAAAGTCGTCACTGTCGGGCCGCTCGCATTCAAGAACCGCAACACCTTGGAGCCCTGGCCCGAAGGTAACTGGTGCTCCACAGGCGAGTTTGTCCGTGTGCCCAAATACGGCGGCGACCGCTGGGAAGTGCCCCTGCCGAATGGCGACGTGGCGCTGTACGTCATTTTCAACGACCTCGATATCATTGGCCGCGTCACTGGTGACCCGCTGGCAATGAAAGCATTCATCTGAAAGGAGATGACACACCATGGCTGAAATCAAAGAATCCGACGACATCGAGATCGTCGAAACGCCACCCACCGGCACTCCCGCAGAAGACGTCAATCCCCGCGCGGCTGAGGCCGACGACGCTGACGACATCGACTCGCGCGACATCAATCCAGACAACCCAGACGAAACTGATGCCGAGCGTGAAGCAATTCGCGAGCGTCGCCGCAAAGAAAAGCAAGAGCGCAAAGAGCGTCGCGACCAAGCTATCAGCCGAGACAAGCTTGAGCTGGACTTCCTGCGCAAACGCAACGAAGACCTAGAGCGGCGGCAAACTGCCCTGGAGCAGCGGGCGCAGAAAGAAGATTTTGCTGCCGTGGACAACGGACTTAAGGCCGCGCTCAATGAAGTCAAGATGGCTGAGGACGTTATTGCCAAGGCAGTCGCTGCCGGAAATGGTGAAGACGTCGCCCAGGCACTCCGCTACCGTGATCAAGCCCTTTCACGTGCTCAACAGCTCTCGCAAGTCAAGCAGCAAGTCTCCGCTCCGCGTCCCGAGCCTGGTTTGGACCCTGCTGTAGCGGCTTATGCACAAGAGTTTGTGAAAGAAAACCCCTGGTACGACCCACAAGCGCGTGATGAAGACTCAGCCATCGTGCTCGCTGTGGACCAGGCGCTGGCGCGCGACGGTTATGACCCCAAAAACTCGGATTACTGGGCCGAATTGCGCAAGCGCGTGGCTCGCCGGTTGCCCGAGCGCATGCAAAAAACCGAAGAACGTGTCGCCCGAGGCGGTCCCAGCGTCGGTTCTGGTCGAGAACACGCCCCGGCCACCACTCGCCGCGAAGTTTATATCAGCCCTGAGCGCAAACAAGCCTTGGTTGAAGCCGGTGTGTGGGATGACCCTATTTTGCGCCAAAAATACGTTAAACGGTACATGCAGTATGACCGTTCCAACCGCGCTTGAAGCAACAAAATTTGCTTTTCAACAAATGCGCGCTATAATTCACCGTAATCGCTGAAAGGAGCGAGAAAATGTCCGACGAACGTCTCAAGAAATCCGCCGAGAACCGCGAATCACGTGCGATGCAAGATCGCGCAGTCACCGAGTCACGCGCTCTCACCGAGGATGACCGCCTTGAACTGTTTCGGCAGCAGTTATTCCAGTCTGCTTTGCCAGACTTGCCCCAAATCCCTGGCTGGCACTTGTGCTGGCTGACCACCGCCAACCCGCGCGACTCTATTCATGCGCGGCTGCGTCTGGGCTACGAGCCCGTTAAGCCGGAAGACATTCCAGGCTGGCAGTACGCAACCGTCAAGACTGGTGAGTACGCAGGGTTCATTGGTGTGAACGAGATGCTCGCATTCAAGCTGCCACAGAGCTTGTATCTGAAGTTCATGCAAGAAGCCCATCATGACGCTCCTCTCCGTGAAGAAGAGAAGCTGACCGACACGGCTGATTTCCTGGAACAGCAAGCGCGCAGCAACAAGAGCCGTCTCGATATGGGTGAGGGTATGTCCGGTTTGGCGGAAAAGCGGCAAGCTCGGTTTGAGCTTGCTTAGTCCATCTTTTAAGGAGCTTACGCATGTCTTCGACTAGCGCTGCTTTCGGCTTCCGCCCTTCCTACCACAACAGTGGGGTGATTCGACCGAAGGCTTACACCATCGCCAGCGCCTATGCTGCAAACATCTTCAGCGGCGACCCTGTCAAACTCACTGACAACGGCGTCATTCAACTCGGCACCTCTGACGGCACTCGCACCGG